GAAAGAGGCGGAAAATCGTCAAATCCCCTATTGCCTGTCCGGGGTGGCATGTGATAAGATAGAAAAAATTCAAAAGGGGACTTGGATCGAAATGCGGCATCTGATCGATTTTGGAGACCTGACGCGGGCGGAGTGGGAAGCGCTGTACCAGCGGTGCAGTGCGATTATGGACCACCCCGCCGATTTTATGGACGCCTGCCGGGGGCGGGTCATGGCCAGCCTGTTTTATGAGCCCTCCACCCGCACCAACTTCTCCTTCCAGGCCGCCATGCTCCGGGTGGGCGGCACGGTGTTCGGCTTTGCCGACCCGCGCTCCACCTCCACCGCAAAGGGGGAGACCCTGAAAGACACCATCAAGATGGTCTCCGGCTATGCCGACGTGGTGGTCATGCGCAATCCGAAAGAGGGCGCCGCCAAAGCGGCCTCCCTGTATTCCAACGTACCGGTCATCAACGCCGGGGACGGCGGGCATATGCACCCCACCCAGACCACCGCCGACCTGACCACCATCACCCGCCTTCGGGGGAGCGTGGACGGCCTGTCGGTGGGGCTGTGCGGCGATCTCAAGAACGGGCGCACGGTGCACTCCCTCATCAAGGCCCTGGCCAAGTTTGAGGGCGTGAAGTTTTACCTCATCGCCCCCCGCGAGCTGGCGGTGCCCGAGTATATCCGCGCGTTCATGAAGGAGCGTGGCCTCTGGTTTGTGGAAGTCACCGGATTGGAGACCGTCATTCCCCAGCTGGATGTGCTCTATATGACCCGCATTCAGCGGGAGCGCTTTGTGGACCCGCTGGAATACGAGCGCAACAAGGGGATTTATGTGCTCACCCGCCGCAAGCTGAAGCGGGCCCGGCAGAACCTGCTGGTCATGCATCCGCTGCCCCGGGTGGACGAGATCGCCATCGACGTGGACGACGATCCCAGGGCGGTCTATTTCGAGCAGGCCCGCTACGGCATGTTCGCGCGGATGGCGCTGCTCACAGACCTGGCCAATCAGGAGCGTATGGACCCAGGCGCGGTGGAGATCGGGAAGGGGCCGGTCTGTTCCAACCCCAACTGCATCACCCAGACCGAGCACTACCTTCCGCCCCTGGTCAAACAGAACGGCGGTGTGGACTGCTGCGCCTTCTGCGACGCACAGCTGCGGTAAATCCTTTAAAATCAGGGAAAAGGGCGTTGACAAACCGGCTCGGATGTGCTATTATTCTTTGGCTGACATTCTCTGAGTATCGGCGCCCGTGCGGGTGTAGTTCAATGGTAGAATCCCAGCCTTCCAAGCTGGTCGCGTGGGTTCGATTCCCATCACCCGCTCCATATGCGCCTGTAGCTCAGGTGGATAGAGCAACTGCCTTCTAAGCAGTGGGTCAGGGGTTCGAGTCCCTTCAGGCGTGCCAAAAATGAGGAAATCGGTGTTTTGACCAGGAAACATGCCGCTGGTATGTTTCCTGATCGCCCAAACTCCTGGCGTGGCAAATCCATGGTGGATGTAGTTCAGTTGGTAGAGCATCGGATTGTGGTTCCGAGTGTCGCGGGTTCGAGTCCCGTCATCCACCCCATACAAACTCAAGGCGGAAGGGCCGGAGCGTCCGCTCCGGCCCTTTGCTTTGGAACCTGCTATGTTGGGGTGTAGCCAAGTGGTAAGGCACGGGACTTTGACTCCCGCATTCGCAGGTTCGAGCCCTGCCATCCCAGCCATATGACTCGTTAGCTCAGTCGGCAGAGCAACTGCCTTTTAAGCAGTGGGTCCGGGGTTCGAATCCCCGACGGGTCACCAAGTAAATAAGCAGAAAAGCCCTGGGCCACAATGGCTCGGGGCTTTTCTGCGTTTTCGCACATGGTGCCACATGACGCACTAAATGCCAGATGTTAGGGGGCAAAACAGGGGGCAAAATCGCTTTAGGGGGTACTGACAGGGGGGACATTTGAGGCGGCTTGGAAGGCCGTGCAGACGTCGGCAAAGAGGTCCTCCGGGCGGTTGTCCACAACGTGGGCATAAATATTGAGGGTCATCTGCACATTCGCGTGCCCGGCCAGGTACTGGATCTTCTTGATGTCCAGACCGGAGGCGCACAGGCTGGTGATATATGTGTGCCGGAGCTGATGAGGGGTGCAGTGGAAGTCCAGAGTGCAGACGATGGCGTGGTTGGCGATCTTCTCTCCCAGTGTGCGTTGCACCGGCATATTGTGCCCACGCTCCCGGTCCCAGCGGTAAAAGGTCCCGGCGGTGCGGTTCTCCACGATCTCCCAGAGGCGGCGAAAGGACTGACGGCTGCGGGGGCCACCCTCTGAGTTCGGGACGACGAAGTCATGGGGGTTTTGGATGCGCCAAGACTGGAGGCAGTGGAGCAGGGGAGGGGGCAGCGGGATCTTCCGCCGGGCGGCCTTAGTCTTCAGCTGAGAGGTGACCACGGCTTTGTTGCCCTCAAACGTACAGGTGCGCTCCACGGAGAGATATGGGGCGGACCCGGAGAGGTGGACACAGTCCCATTGGAGCCCCAGGATCTCCTCCTTTCGGAGGCCAGCGTACAGACCCAGCATCACGAAGGGGAGGGCGGGGGTGCCGGTGACCGCCTGAATGAGGGTCGTCTGCTGGCTCTCGGAGAGAGGGACCTTTTCAGCGGCCTTTTTCCCGCCGGCGCGGACGTGCTCCGCCGGGGAGCTGCGCAGCTTACCCTCCCGGACGGCGGCGGCGAACATTTGCTTGAGGGTACTGATGATCTTCCCGTGAAGTGAGCTGCTGACGAGGGCCTTGGCGGCCATAAAGGCATCCACGTCCGCCGTTGAGATCTCCCGCAGCCGCTTATTGCCGTCCAGACCGGGGAGGATGTGGTTGTTGATGGCGTTTCGGTAGTCGTTCTTCCTGGCCTCTGACAGGCCGGGGAGCCGCCGGGCGCACCACTGGATGGCGTACTCGGCCAGGGTGGGATCCTCGGCGTCATAGCCGTACTCCTCGATCTCCCTGCGCAGCGCGGCCACCCGCTTGCGGAGTACCTCCTTGTCCTTCGCGTAGAGGTCCTTCTTCCGCCCATCCGGGAGTGTGATGCGCTTGCGGTATTGCTGTCGCTTCTCATCATAATGAAACTCGGGGAGATTACGCTTTGGCATGTTGACCCCCTCCAAATAAAAACAGATGTTCTAGTCGCATGCGGTAAAGAGGCCGGGGCCGAGGCCCCGGCGCTTTTATGCGATCAGACGATCAATTGCCGTAGTGTGTGCGGCACTGGGCGATTTCCACCCGGCCGTCCCGAATGCGGTAGACCAGCCGGTTGGCATCGTCGATGCGGCGGCTCCACCAGCCGGAGAGATCACCTCTCAGCGGCTCCGGCTTGCCGATACCGGTATAGCCGTTGCGGTCCACGTCCTGGAGCAGCAGATTGATGCGCTTGAGGGTCTTCCTGTCCTGCTGCTGCCAGTAGAGATAGTCTGCCCAGGCCTCATCCTGCCACAGCTTATTCATCCTCCACCTCAATCAGCTCGTGGGCCTCGCCCTTCCCAGCCTCCAGGTCAGCGATGGCCCGGTGCAGGTGGGCCTGGTTGGTAGCGGAGAAGAAGGGGTCCATACGCACCTCGAAGGGGAGCCCGTGACAGAGCAGGCACTGCTTGAGAAACATGGTGGTGGCGGTGGTCATGTTCAGCCCTAGGTCGTTGAAGAGGTTTTCCGCATCCTTCTTCAGAGTGTCATCGATGCGGATGTTGATGTTAGCCATACTATCAGCTCCTTTGAGTATAGTATAGCATATGTGCGCACGATGTCAATGCAAATAGAGCGAGGGGATGTGTCCGAATCGGCCACATTGCTATCAATCGACATTACGGTTTTCACCGTAATAAACCTTGCCTGAATGCAAGATTTTTTTATAGCCGCAACCTAGAGCGAACAATCTATCCGGGTTTACACATTTCTTTGCGTTGCTGCACTCTAAATATCGATGGCAGCAGTCCCATTCCTTCGGAAAACGCTCTACGCTTTTGCCTACGAGTGTCATTAACAAATCAGTATAAGATTCTACAGGATGGAGTTCATCGATAAGGACGCGTGTATATTTCGCCTCGGATGTTACTTTCTTCGTCGGGATGCCAGCAGGGATCAAATCGACCAAGATATCAGGCACAGAAATGTAGTTGTTCTTGCCGCGTAAATGAAGTCTAAATGCTGTGAATGTACTGAGAAAGACGGCGGTGTAGCCGCTTGCAGACGACTTACTCAATTTTGTAGTTTTTTTCTTTAAAAAACCGCTATCACCGCCGCCGGCCTCAACAGAGCTTACGAGTGACTCAAATATTGAATCTAAAAACTGTACTTCTCTATATCCGGGCCCTTCAAACCCGGTCAATACACCTTGACCCTCCACTGATCATACCTCCGACTCTGTACGTAATAATCTTAAAAACTCTGATTCACGAATGATATGGATTTGTGCTTCTCCAGAGGCGTTGAGTGCGACTGCTTTTTCTTCCTTTGAACTCATGCCGTCATCCCCGACCAGCGCAAGGTCTTGCTCTCCAACGACGAGATAGTCGGTTCGCTTTGAGACGGCCCCCTTGATGATGGCGCCTTTGTCGGCGGCCATCTGTGCGGCTTCATGTCGCATCATGCTCAGTGTTCCGGTGAAAACGATACTTCTACCAAAGAGGGGGTGGCTGGAGTCTGTGCAAGAGACGCTAGGGATCATATCCTTAGGTGAAAAATGCTCTACGGCTTTAGGACGTTGCCGACGTGTGGGCGCAGTACATCTATGGAACTCTTTTACGTATTCGGCAATAGGAGCATCAAGAGCGCGAAGGACAAAGGCAACGGCTTCGCAATCTGTAAAAGAGTCATGGAATCCTGCGTCTGGGTGGAAACCCAAACAGGAAGCTATCGTTTCTAGCTTATAGTCAGGGGATGAAAGATATTGTCGGGCAATAGATAAAGCATCTACATATTGACATTTTGCAAAGCAGCTGAAAGGGAATGTGTGATCTAAAAATCGCAAATCGAAATTTACGTTATATCCAACTATCATGGCATCCCCGATGAAGGAAAGAAACCTGTCCTGTAGTTGAGCGGCTGTCGGTGCATTGGATACCATCTTATCAGTTATCCCATTTATTTTGGTCGCTCTGGCCGGGATGGGAGATCCGGGATTTATATATGTGTCATAAAAATCGATGGGAGTGCCGTTCGCATCATATTTTATGGCCGAGAGTTGGATGATCTTATCGGTTGCAGGGTCTAATCCTGTCGTTTCCGTGTCCAGTATCACATATGGGGTAGAACATGGGCAAGACAATACAGAAGAAGTACGACTGGAGCATGATTTATTGCTAAAAAAGAAAGAAAAGATACCCATGTGAATAACCTCTCTTTCATGTGTCCGATTCGGACACGTTTTTTATTTTATCTTCCGGCGGAGCTCCACCACGATGCCGATGATCTGGACGGGGATAGCTTCGACCTCGGCAGTGGTGTAGGTTCGCGGAGGATAAGCTGGGTTGATGGGGTGCAGTTCTACGCTGCCACCATCGCGCAGGAGTATCTGCTTGAGTGTGGCCTCGTCTCCGTTGACCAGGACGGCGCAGTCATCGCCGCTGTCGCAGGTGGACTGCTTACGAAGGATGACAGTGTCACCCTCCAGGTACTTGGGATACATACTGTCCCCCTTGACGCGCAGGCCGAAATACTCCCGCTCTCTATTCGTCCAGGAGGAGGGAATCTCTTCCCAATCCAACACGTCTTCAATGGCCTCGATGGGGATGCCGGCCGGGATGGTGCCCAGCACTGGGATGCGGACAGCGTTTGAGGGGACAGAACTCTCCTGACCGGAGAGTAAATACTCTACCGTGGTACCAAGTACGGTTGCGATTTGGGGAAGCCGCTTATTGTAAGAGGCTGATTTACGCATACGCCATGCACTGACCATAGTTGGAGTTGTTTCAAGCGCTTTAGCAAATAGCCTTTGCTCTGAAAACTGAGCATCAGCAAGAGAAAAAATTCGGTCTACGATGTCCAACGATATCACCACCACTTGTGATTTTGCATAAATTCTCTTTATATATTTAGAGTTGTAGAAACCCACAAAAACGTGAATAACGATTTTTGATATATTGACAATCACGAAAACCGATATTATCATTAACGCGTAGCAAACACAGGTCTACAGGTGGACAGGAAGGGAGTGAGGGAGATGGTTGCAGCAGCCGGGAGCAGAGCCTTCAGTGATTTGGAACCCTTGCGTAAGCAGTACCTGGATGCTTGTATATCGCAGCTCCCGCTTGGCCAAGAGGTGACGGTCTCATGTATCTAGCAGACCAGTATCCACCTTTGCGGTCGACCCTACGGGCAAGATCTCAGCAAGCATCAGTTCTGCAAATTTCCTCTGGTAAGGCGTCCAGCGCTCTTCTTTTTGCGAGTGAAAAGTAACCACACTGTCGTCGACCTCAAATCGTTCCGGGTCGATGGCGGGGAACGCAGATCTTAAGGCAGCTTGTATCCAGGTGCGGTTTACCTCTCCCCTGAGCGCTACATTTTTGACACGATCAGGGATTTGCCCAATGGGGAAAACTTCATCGTTTTGCAGCGCAAAGTAATGCTTGACTTTGTGGATGCACGAGGCCATTCCCATCTCTAACAATAATTGCTGCATCTCAACAGTGTTTGCTTTACGCAAATCATAACACATACCCAACAAAAGGACAACCCGGAAGGAGGGAAAAGCGTGAAGATCAAAGTCAAAGAACTGCGGGAGGCCAAGGGTATGTCCCAGGCGGACCTGGCCCGGGCCGTGAACGCCTCGAAGCCGTTGGTCTGCCAGTGGGAATCGGGTGTCCGACGGCCCAGCCTACATTACCTCCCTGTGCTGGCCGATGTGCTCGGCTGCTCCATCGACGCCCTCTTCGGACGGGCGCCAGTGGAAAAGGCCCGAAGGCCGGGGGCCTGATCTATCACTATGTTACCCCGCGAGAGGAGGAGATACCATGCCGCAGGACAAGCGGAACATCTACAAGATCGCTCGTGAGGCGAGAGGTCTGACCCAGGAAGCGGCCGCCGAGAAGCTGGGCATCTCAGACAGCTCCATCCGGGCCTATGAGACCGGCCAGCGCATCCCGCCCCCGGAGGTGGTGGACCTTATGGTGATTGCCTACGACAGCCAGCTGCTGGGCATCCAGCATCTGAGGGCCAGCGCGGAGATGGCCCGGTCCATCGTGCCGGACGTGCAGGAGCTGCGCCTGCCGGAGGCTATCATGGACCTGATCGACCGGGTCTATGCGTTCACCGACGCCCACCGGGACCGGGAGCTGCTCCGCATCGGGAAGGACGGTGTCATCGACGAGGACGAGCGCCCCGCCTTCGACAGCATCGTGGAAGAGCTGAGCCAGCTGGTGGAGGCCGCTATGGCCGTCCGCTACGCTAAGCAGATCTCGCCAGAAAGGAGACAATGATATGACGCTATTGACCAAGCAGGAAGTGGCGCAGCGCCTTGGGTGCAGCGCCAGGACCGTGGCCAGGCTGATGAAGGCCGGGACGCTGCCCTATTTCCGCCCCAGCGCCCACATCGTCCGCTTTGACGAGCGGGACGTGGAGGCCCACCTTGCCAAGAGCAGGGTCCAGGTGGAGGCTAAGCCGGAGCCGGTCTATCGCCGCTTCACCTACATCCCAGGCCAGAAGGTGGTCTGACATATCATCGCGTGCCGCTGCCGGGCCGGCGGGGACCAGGCGGAAGCCCTTTTTTATGCCGGTCTCTCAGTCTCAAACGCAGGGCCAGGACGCCGCTCCCTCTTCGGCGTCACCGCGACCCGCCGGGCCGGGAGCGGCACGCAAGAACGGAGGACAAGCATGGACGAGAGAACGATATTAGAGAGCCTGACATTTATCGGGATACTGGTGATGGCCTGCGGCCTGCCTGACTGGCTGGAGGTCATACTCAGCGGGATGGGGGCTTGACGATGTCCCGGAAAGACAAAGAAAGGCCCCAGTCGCTCGGACACAGCGACCAGGGCCTCAACGTGAAGACACCTATATGATACCACGAAACACTGATTTTTACAAGGGGGGTGGTGCGCCTTGATGGAGTTCCATTTCAATGCGGAACTGGCCCAGAAGTACGGCGTTGACGGCGCTATCTTCCTGCACTGCATGGCTTTCTGGGTAGCCAAGAACCGGGCCAATGGGCGGCACTTCCATGAGGGCCGCTATTGGACCTACAACACACTGGAGGCCCTGGCCAAGATGTTCCCGTTCTGGACCCGCCGGCAAATCGAGCGGATCGTGGGGAAGCTCAAGGACGACGGGGCGCTCCTGGTGGGCGATTTCAACGAGGACAAGACCGACCGTACCCGCTGGTACGCCCTGGCGGACAGCGTCCTGGAGGCCTATGGGGAGACCCTGCCTCCCATTTCACGGAATGGTGAAATGCATTTCACCGAATCGGGACAGCCATTTCACGAAACGGGGAAATGTAATAAGGAAACAGTTGGTTACCAGTTATATCCCCCTATAGTCCCCCAAGGGGGACCGCGCAAAAAGAAACGGTCAAAGAGCATCCCCGAGTGGAAGCCTGAGCGCTTCGAGAAGTTCTGGTCCTACTACCCACGCCATGAGGACCGGGTCTCTGCCGTCCGGGAGTGGGACAAGCTCAAGCCGGAGGACGCGCTGATCGACCAGATCGCCCGGGCGCTGCTGTGGCAGACCAAGGACCCGGACTGGCCCGTCCCATACGCCTGCCGCTACCTGAAGAACCAGCGGTGGACCGATGAGCCTCCCAAGCCCAAGCCGGCGGCCCAGGCCAGACCGGCCGCCCAGCAGATGACCGGGTGGCACATGGAGGTCATCGACGGGGAGGAGGTGATGGTCCCAGATGGAGCTTGACAGCATGTTGTGGGACGTGTCGGCGGAGCAGAGCGTGATCGGCTCCATCCTGCTCACCCATGCCTGCCTGCCGGAGGTGGCGCGGGAGCTGCGCCCTGGTGACTTCCGGCTGGAGGCCGACCGGGCCATCTACGAGGCGGCGCTGGCCCTAGAGCGGGACGGCAGCAAGGTGGACCCGGTGACCATCATGGACCGGGCCGCCAAGATGGGGCGGCCGGTCTCCAGGGAGTACGTGCTCCAGCTCCTGGAGCTGACGCCCACAGCGGCCAATGTAGCCGAGTACATCAAGATCGTCCGGGAGTACGCTCTGCGGGCCGGCCTGCTGGACATGGCGGAGGGCATCCAGAGCGGCGTGATGGGCAGGGAGGACCCGGCTGAGGTGCTGGCTCAGACCTCCCAGACGCTGGACCGGCTCATGAGCCAGGGCAATGCCGGACGGCTCGCCGGACCGGCGGATATCTTCGCCGCCTTCTACCGCCAGAGGGAGGCCGTGGAGAACGGGGACGGGACGGGGTACGTCTGCACGGGCTACATGGCCCTGGACAACCTCCTGGGCGGCGGGATGATCAACAGCGGGTTCTATATCCTGGCCGCCCGCCCCGGCATGGGCAAGACCACCCTGGCGCTGAACATCGCCGACCGGGTGGCCCAGGCCGACCCGGTGCTCTTCGTCTCCCTGGAGATGGACGACGAGCAGCTGGCGGCCAAGCGTATCTCCCGGGAGACCGGCATCCCGTCCGAGAAGCTGCTCATGCAGCCCCTGACCGACAGGGAGAACAGCAGCGTGGCCCAGGCGGCCAGCCGACTGTCCACGCTGCCGTTCTATTCCAACGACGCCCCCACGGTGACGGTGGACGACATCGGGGCCCTGGCCCGGAGCATCGGCGGGCTGCGGCTCATCGTGGTGGACTATTTCGGCAAGATCGCCCCGCCGCCCGGGTCCCGGCGGCTCGGGCGGGTGGATTACACCACCGAGATCTCGGGCGCGCTCAAGAACCTGGCCCGGGCCCTCAAGATCCCCATCCTGGTCCTCTGCCAGCTCAACCGGGAGGTGGAGGCCCGCCAGGACAAGCGGCCCCAGCTCTCCGACCTGCGGGACACCGGCGCCCTGGAGCAGGACGCCGACGGCGTGATCTTCCTCTACCGGGAGGACTACTACGCGGACAAGAGCACGGTGGACCCCACGGTGCCCTCCATCATGGAGGTGGACCTGGCGAAGAACCGCCACGGGCGGGTGGGCAGGTGCGAGATGGCCTTCTCCATGGCCTCCAGCCGGATCACGGCGGTGGCGCGGAACAGGAAGGCCGGCGACCTGCCCGAGCAGATGAGACTGATCTAGGAGGGTGTGACATGACCGACCGGCGGCTGGAGCTCATCGAGGCGGAGGTACTCCGCCATATAGCGGTGTCCAAGTTGGACACGGACCGCCGGGCCGAGCATGAGGAGGTGGCGGAGGCCCTGGCCTGGGCCTTGGGCCGCCTGAGAAAGGAGGGACATCCATGCAGATCGGTGAGGCTTATTCCTTTGTCCCCACGGCCTTCGGCGCGGAGCTGGACGGCAAGCGGGAGGACGGGAAAAAGGTCTGCATCCCCCGGAAAGTGACCGGGCATATCGAGTACATCAACTTCGCGCACCGCTATTTCACCGTCCGGGTGGACACCGGGCGGGGCGTATTGCGGGAGAGCTTCAAGTTTTGAGCAAGAAAGGACGATGAGACGTGAAGACCATCGCGATCGTGAACCTGAAGGGCGGCGTGGGCAAGACCGTCACCGCCGTCAACGTGGCCGCCATCCTGGCCACCGAGTACGGGCAGAGGGTCCTGCTGGTGGACGCAGACCCCCAGGCCAACGCCACCCAGTCCCTGCTGCCCCCGGGTGAGTATAACACACTGGCTGGGCTGCTGCTGGGGCAGGAGCCGTATTACGAGAACCTCTGCTTTGCCAGCAGCATCCGGGGCCTGGACATCGTCCCGGCGGACGACGACCTGCGGAACCTGGACGTGGACCTGCTCCAGGGCCAGCGGCCCGACCTGCGGGCCATCCGGGACCTGCGGGACGCGGTGATGGAGGACGCAGCCTACGACGTCATGGTGATCGACTGCCCGCCCGCTCTGTCCCCGGCCTGCGCGGCGGCCATCGCCGCCAGCACCGACGTGGTGATCCCCATCAAGGTGGACGCCTACTCGGTCAGGGGCATGAACGAGCTGACCGCCCAGATCGACCGGCTGCGGAGCATCTACCCCGACGTCCATGTGGCCGGGTGCCTGCCCACCATGTGGTACCGCTCCGACACGGTGGAGCAGGGGGAGCGCCTCCTGCGGGAGCACGCCCCGGTCCACGTGTTCGCCACCCACATCCGGCGCAGCCCCAAGGTGGACGACTCCACCTGGACCGGGGAGCCGGTGGTGAGCTGGTCCCCCCGGAGCGCGGCGGCCCAGGACTACCGGGCCTTCGTGGCGGAGCTGCTGGAGGAGGGCGTCATAGATGGGCGGTAAGTTCGACATCACGGCGGCCTTCCAGGCGGCGGTGAGGGATGTGTCCGATTCGGACACATCGAGGGACCAGATCGAGTACATAGACATCGCCCTCCTGCGAGAGGACCCGGGCAACTTCTACAGCCTGGACGGCATCGACGAGCTGGCCGCCAACATCCAGCTCTGCGGGCTCCAGCAGCCCATCCGGGTGCGGGCGGGGGAGGACGGCAGCTATACCATCGTCTCCGGCCACCGCAGGCGCGCGGCGCTGTCCCTCCTGGCCAGGGAGGAGCCGGACAAGTGGAGCTCCGTCCCCTGCATCATGGAGCGGGACCAGGCGTCCCCGGAGCTCCGAGAGCTGCGACTCATCCTGGCCAATGCCTCCACCCGGGTGCTCTCCCCGGCGGAGGTGGCCAAGCAGGCCGCCAAGGTGGAGGAGCTGCTGGTCCAGCTCAAGGAGCAGGGCTACCAGTTCCCCGGCCGGATGCGGGACCAGGTGGCGGCGGCCTGTCAGGTGTCCGCCTCCAAGCTGGCCCGGCTCAAGGTCATCCGGGAGCACCTGATCCCCAGCTGGCTGGACAGGTTCGAGGCCGGGCAGCTGGCCGAGGCCCCGGCCTACCTGCTGGCCCGCCAGAGCGCGGAGCGGCAGGAGTGGGTGGCGGATATGTATACCGATGGATACCACGCCAAGTTTGAGCCAACGGAGTCCAGCATCACCGGCTGGCTGGAGGGCCTGGACAAAATCGACGCCGTCCAGTGCCCCAAGGCCGGGGGCGAGTGTCATAACAGGGATGGTATGCGCTCCAAGCTGGCCGTCTCCCCGTCGGCCTACTGGCACACCTGCACCGCCTGCTGCGGCGAGTGCTCCTCCCGGGACGGCTGCGAGTTCCTGTGTCCCATGGTGGCCGACCAGGTCCGGCGGGAGCGGGAGGAGCGCGAGGAGCAGCTGGCCCGGGATGCCGCCGAGGTGGAGCGGAACAGGGCGGCCCGCCTGGAATGGGGGGCTGCGCCGCCGCCCTGGCACTACGGGGAACCCACGGAGGACGGCTTCTACTGGTGTGTGACCGGACCCTTGGCTGATGGCGGCAAGCTGCTCTACTGGCACGAGGACCGGTGGGAGTTTGCCTCTGCCAAGCTAGAGAACAGCAGCACCGTGGTGTGCTGGATGCCCTGCCCGCCCATCCCGACGGCGCAGAGCTGGAAAAGAGTGGAGGTTTGAGTATGGCAAAGCACAAGACGGCCCACCGCTCCGGCAAGCCGGCCGGCATGAACTACGCCCAGGTGCTGGCCAGGCAGGCAGCCATCCGGGCTGGCATCGAGCGGGCGGCCCGGGACGCTACCGTCCAGGCCGAGGCCGACGCTCACACCCAGCGGGCCATGTGGCTGATGGTGTGCTCCATCGCCGACGCCTACGGCTACGGCCCCAAGCGGATGCAGAAGTTTTTCGAGGCCCTCCAGGAGAACACCGACCAGCTGGAGCGGATGCGCACCGAGGTGGACGAGGAGTATGCCTTTGAGAAATTGCGTCAGAAGGCCTCCCGGGTGTCCGGCATGGAGATCCACTACCTAGAGGAGCAGATGGCCCTCCTGGAGGAGATGCGGGCGGCCAGGGCGGAGGTGGGGAGCCATGGATGAGCGGCTCACCTGGAGCCGGGGCGGCTGCTGGGGCATCGAGGGAGTGGACCTTGCGTCCCTCCCGCCCCGGGCGTACAGGGCCCTATGCAAGCTGAAGGTCCTGGAGGACGCGATGGAGCGCGGCGATGATGTGTCCGAATCGGACACCGAAGGAGGAGGTCTGGCATGACGAGTGAAGAAGCGATTGAGTTTTTAAGCCAATACCTAGACGATGAAGTTTACACGAAAAAGTGCATTGACGCTCATAATTTTGCGATTTCTGCTCTCCGCCTTGCGTCCGACGCTGACCATTTTCATGCCGTCACGAAAATGGTACCGCTGACTTTTGAACAGCTATGTGAGATGGACGGAAGAGCGGTCAAGGTGGTCGTGGACGAAAATGTGGCCGAGCCTCTGAAAATGCTTGCTCTTGTCGAATATGTAAAAACTGCTGGAGCCGTTATTCTGAGGGACAGCATCGGCGGCGTGAGTGAGTATTACGACGATGAAGAATTACAGGAAGATGGTATAAATGCCTACGCCTACCCTCCAGCACACATCGACCGGGAGGCGTGGGAGCCGTGCGAACTATGCGAAAAGCAGAGGAAAGTATTTAACGAGAATTTTTGCGGAGAGTGCGGCCGCCCACTGACAAAGGAAGCCTGGGCCGAGCTGGAAAAGCGGTTGAGGAGGTCAGTAGAAGATGGGACTTAATCTTTGCGACAGGTGTGTGGCTGATTGTAGGCATGAGAGAAACCCAAACGAAATCGTAGTTCGGTGTGGAGCGTTTAAGGCCCCTATGACCAACGCCGACTGCATCCGGGCCATGAGTGACGAAGAGCTGGCGCACGCCATTCTGACAGCTGACTTTTGCAAGTGTTGCGAGCACGAAGAAAATGGTGTTTGTCATTTTATTTCCGCTTATCCCAATATTCCGTTGTATGGAGGTTGCAAAGAAGCGGCTTTGAAATGGCTGCAGCAGACGTCAAATGTGGGTGACTGCAAATATGAAAATGTGTCCAAGTCGGACACATCGGGGAAGGAAGGCGGCTGAGTGACCGCCTTGCTGGAGCGGCAGCGCGAAAAAAGGCCGCCCTATACAGAGGGCGGCCTGGGGCCTGACGATATCGTTACTGTACGCCGAGCCGCTGCTTCAGCCCGTCTTGTAGGACCTGGGAGAAGTTGACTCCGGCGCGTTCGGCCAGATCGTTCAGGTAACTGGGGATCGTGACGTTTTTCCGAATCGTCCGCATATCGTGGGCCCGGCGGTAGGCCTCAAAGTCGATGTCTACCAGGGTGACCAGCTCGCCCTCCTCATGAGCCGGGGCAAAGCCGGACGGTCCCGGGATAGCCCGGCCCGCGTCCTGCTCGCAGATGCCCCACAGCCCGATGGCATCCCGGGCCATGTCGATACACTCCGCCACGGTCTCTCCTTGGGTGCCGATATCCAAGTCGGGCACGGACACGGAAAAGCCGCCCTCCGCCTCCGGGTGGAGGATCACGGGATATACTTGCTTCATCTATAAAAACCTCCTTTAGGGTGGCGGCTAGGGGCTTATTTCAGCCCCTGCCGCCGGATGATGGCCATCGCTAATTGTTCTTTGATCTCGCTGTGCCGGGGGATGGGTTCGGATGCGTTGCCGTTGGTATAGATGTCGTGGTTGTTGCCGGATCGGAGGAGCCACCATCCATTCGATTTTAGGAGCTTTATCAAGTCCCTGCGTTTCATCGTCTCTCCTCCTTACAAGTATATTATACGCATTTAATGCGCATTTGTCAAGAGGAAAATAAAAAATCAGGAAAGAAGGGAACGAGTAGAGATGGGAAATAAGAACCTGAGGCGTCTGCGTTGCCTGGTGACGGCGCAGACCATGACCAACCTGGAGCGGCTGACGGCCATGAGCGGCGGCAGCGAGGTGGGGCGGACCATCGACAAGCTGGTCCGGGAGAAGATGCTCTCACTGAGGAGCGGCCAGATCCAGACACGGCCATGGTCCGCGCACTATGAGCAGCGCTTCAAGCGGGTGGACTGATGGCGAAGCGGCTCAAGACCATCACGGCGGGACGCCTGGTGGTCGTGGGGTGCTACACCATCCCGACGCCCCGCAGCACCGGCCAGGAGCGCCGGGCCTTGCGGGAGATCTCCAGCGCGGCCCAGATGGAGATCAACGCCAAGCGGTCGTGGCAGAAGCTGGAGCTGCTCCTGGCCGCCAACTTCGGCAAGGGTGACCTGCATGTGGTCTTCACCTACGACGACGAGCACCTGCCGCCAGACCGAGAGGCGGCGGTCAAGCTCATGAAGAAGCTCATCCAGCAGCTGAGGGCCCATCGGCGAGCCAGAGGGCAGGAGACCCGTTACATCTATGTGACCGAGCAGCTCTCCAGCGAGGGCGGACGCCTCCACCACCACATGGTGCTCAACGGCACCGGGGAGGACCTGGAGGTGCTCCGCTCCCTTTGGCCCTATGGCGAGGTGGAGCTGGAGGGACTGGATGTGTGGCAGGGCTACGAGGCCCTGGCCAAGTACCTGACCAAGGAGCCCAGGGAGTGCGGCCGGGCGGAGCCGGGGGCTAGGACCTGGGCGGCCTCCATCGGCCTGAAAAAGCCCAAGGTGGAGAGCGAGATCGTGAAGGACAACCTCACCGTGGCCGCGCCGCCCGGGGCCATCATCCTCAGTGCCCCGCCGCCGGCCCGCAACGAGTTCGGCGAGTTCGTCATGCTGAAATACTACTTACCAAGAAGAGAGGAGAAGAAAGGGACCAGGCCACCGCGCAGGCGGAGAAGAGAATAGCCCTCGCGTCTTTATTCGGTCTGGAAACCAGGGGTAACAAGTAAAAGAGGGGGTAGAAAGTCCATGGAAAAGTTGAAAACAGGCCGTGAGTGTGGTAAACTTATCGTGAAGGACGGATGGCTGAAATGCCCGTCCTGCCGCAAGCGGATGCTCCGGGTGGAGCAGGACACTGCGGCGAAAAATCTCAGAGTCTACTGCCGCAACTGCAAGCGCACCGTGACGGTAGACATCGACAGAGGCCAGTGCTTTGAGAGCCAGAGCCCGACATGATCCCAACGTGGGATGTGGTCGGGCTCTGGCTTTTTGTTTTGCCCGGAGGTGATAGCCCGTGGCCTTGAAGCCGCTCCGGCCCTGCCGCCATCCCGGATGCCCGGAGCTGACCCGGGACGGCTACTGTCCCAAGCATAAGCCCAAGCCGGCGGCCCGACGGGCCTCGGCGGAGTATCACGGCTGGTACAGCCTGGACATCTGGACCGACGACCTGCGGCCAGCCCAGCTCCTGCGGGAGCCCTGGTGCCGGGAGTGCGCCAAGCGCGGCGTCCGCACCCGGGCCACGGTGGTGGACCACGT